CTGTAACTGCGGGTGTTCAGATGTACGCTATGGGCTACATCACGCCCCAAGAATAACATCCCCATAAAATCGGCGGCTTTCATAGTTGCATACCTTCGGGTGTCATATCCATCGCCGCAGGTTTTTCGCGCATTTCGGGCATTAGCATACTCTGTGATTCCATTGCCGCAGCCACCACGCCCATCGCAATATCTTGGATCTGTTCTTCGGTCATACCCGACTGTACGGCGCTAATACGTTGCGTCTCAGCTTGGTACGCCTTAATCTGCGCCTCAAAGTCTTTGCGCTCCATGTCCTGCGCTTCCATCGACTTACCGACATTCTGCAACATCTGATGCAACTGATCCAACTCTGCCGCCATCGCTTGCATTTGCTGGTTGGCAGCTTGAAGAGCCGGATTGTCCTCGGCATCACCCATGAGCTTGGGGTCAATCGTCTTGGCAAACCGTTTTGCCATTTCCTGCGCCCCAGGCCAGTCCATGTTCTTGACAAACAAGTCGCCAGCCACGGCCCACAGTTGTGGGTTACCTTGCAACAGTTGCGCCATCGCCTCAAGAGCCTCTTGGCGCTTGGTAGCGTAGCCCGGACCAGTCGCAACCACTACGTCGTACTTGCCAACAGACGGGTTGTAGATCTTGTCGATCACAATACCCTCTTGGTTCTGGATCTTACGCACCGGCTCGGCTTGCATCGGGTCAATCTTGACCATCTTCGTCTCGCCATCCAACCCAATGATTCGGGCAATACGCTGCGTGTCGTAAATCTTGGGAATCATGTCAACCAACTGCCTACCAACGTACCGAACAGCCCGCGCTAAGTTGTCTTGGTAATGGTAAGTGCCAACATCGCCCTCACGCTGGCGGGCTAGGATAGCCCTGCCGGAACGCTCGTTAGATGTCATACCCAACGAGGCGTTGTACTGCCCAGTTGAAGACTTGATGTCTTCCGATGCACCAACTTTAGCTTGCAACAGGCCAGATGAGGCCATTGGCGGCTGCGCCCGTTGTGGCAGCGGCAATATTGCGCCTTGACCGTCCGTTACATCCGGGTTGACCTCCAAATAAGGCCAATTATTCGTGTTGGCGGTCTTCCACTGGGTCTCGTATCCCTCAAACTGACCGCCATAACCAATAAACGGGGCCTTTGGAGCCAGCGCCAGCATCTCTGCCTCTTGGCTAGTCCAATAGTTGTACATCCGCTGGGCATCTTTGGCGTTACGCACCAACCCACTGATGTAAATGCGACCCTCAACCTCGTATTCGTTACCAATCACCCGCACAACAGGGATGCAACTGCCGGCCCATTCCTGCTTTTCAAGAATTTCGTAGCCGTTTATCTTTGTCCAACAGATTTTCTTGCGATCCGTTTGGCGTGATTTCTTCGGCTTGCCGTAAACCGCCCGCAACTCTTTGTCTTCCGGCGTTCCTTGGAACGCAGTCACGTTACCAGGGTACAAATTCAACGTCTGCGTGTCATATTCGCAGTAAAAATACTCAGCGATCCTAATAGTATCGGTATTTAACCACTGACTTAGGTTCTGATCCCCTACGCCTAGCGTTTCAAGCGTAGAGAGTGGCGATGCGTTGGGAAACAGCCGTGCGTATTCGGCTTTAGACAAGTCTTCCGTGATAAAACACCATTCAGCATCGCTGCCGCACGGGTCTTGAATCAACGGGTCCATGTAGACGCTAAAACTGTTCCTGACGCGGGCAATCTTGATGTCTTGGTCAAACGTATTGTCGTCGCAATACTCGGTCAAAATCCGAATATAACCCTCGCCATACGCAACCTGGTTCTCACAGGCCGTGTCATACGCCACATCCGCATCTGAGATGTACTCAATATGCCGGATCATCCCGTTAAAAATCTCGGCAACCTCAACATCAGCGTTGTCATCTACTGGGATGACCTTGACGCTAGGCCGATTCTGGCGCTGATCGTTGGTAATCTGGTGAACGTGCTGCGGTAACTTGTTAATCGTCAAGCATGGCCGTGCGTTAATCGTCTGACCCTGCACCGCACCACGGGTCGCCAGCACATCGGCGGGCCATTGCCACTGGTTATCCGGTGAGCCAGCGTAGAAACGCAGGTCGTCTAACTCATCCTCTCGACTCTCGGAGTACGCCGAAATTGCCATCGACAGGCGATCCCGCGCCGTTGACAACACATCTGAGTCGCTCCTGAGCGGCTTACCACCCAAAGCGACGTTGCCAACAGCGTTAATCCCGGTGTAATCAGCCATTACTTCTTCTTGGCAGTCTTAGCAGACTCTTTAAAGTCTTTAGCAGTTGGCGCATTCTTGCTGCCAACCTTGTTCATCTTCTCACCAGAACCAGCCTTGATACGTTCCTGCTTGGCGTGAATATTAGCGTAAAGCCCTGGTTTGCTGCTCATTTCTTTGCCGCCGCTCGTTTGGTTGCGTATGCAATTGCGACTGCTTGCTTGACCGGCTTACCGGCTTTTACTTCAGTCTTGATGTTTTCTTTGAACGCCTTTGGCGATGCGGACTTTTTAAGCATTAAGCACCCATCCAAGATCCAGACATTGTAGACCCACTAGACTTTAAGGTCCGAGGTGGTTCTTTGTACTCTCGATGCGCCACGGGGTAAGCAAAGGTCACGGCTAGTGCATCAGCCGCATCTGGACTCGCCAATCCCCTAGACCTCATCTCTTTCTTGCCTTCCAAGAAGATCGTCCCCGCCGAGTTGGGCTTTTTCATCGGCCCAACCAGATCGGCCTTTAACTGCCGATCCTTTGGGATGCTCGCAGACCGTAACCAGTCCCGCATAGCACCCCACATCTCAGCCCGCTTATTGCCCCACATCACTGGGTTTTTGGCCTTCCAACCAAAATTGACCCCTCGCACCTTATACCTCTGTTCAACCAATCGGTCAAGTATTCCATACCCTAGCCCACCTTCGTCAATGACCGTTAACGTGGGTTTGTACTCCTCAATCGCATCAATGACATTGCCAACCGTCGTCATCGTATCGTCACCCCTAAACCTTTTTATCGCAACAATGTCGCGGCCCTGCCTAACCACGATAACCGTTGAATCCAATCCTCCTCGCGCCGGATCAACACCAATGACAATCGGCGCGGTCGTATCCTTGTATTTCTCCCGTTCCATCGCATCATCCACCAACCTTGGCCCAATGAACTGGTCGTCCCCACTAGCTGGAAACTCCCCGTATACCTCCACCCGCGCCTGAGCAGAATCTTCCCCATACTCGGCAATGATCTGCTCATACGTATTCTTGTCCGTCCCCTCAACCTGCCTGGCATCAATCTGCCGGCCCTTCCAAAAATCCCGTTTGCCATGAAATGTTTCAAAGAAATACCCACTATTCCTCCTCGGATTACTAAACGCAAACCAATACCTGTCTAGGATATTTTCCGTGAAGAACCCCGCACCCACCGCCCAGATGGGGTCCGGTATACCGCTTGCCTCGTCAAAGATCAACATCATCCCGTCGTGGTTGTGGACCCCGGCATAAGCATCCGGGTTCTCTTCTGACCACAACTTGCCCTCTGCTGCCCAGTAGCGCGTCCCTTTCTTAAGATCCCTCTCTACCAATTCCGTTAACCAAGCAGCCGGAACGATCTTGGTCGCGCTGATCTCCCACCAGTAGCTGTTGATAATCATCGCTTGCCACTTGGTCAACTCGCCCCAGGTCACCGAGCGTAGCTGGCTCTCGCTGTTTGCCGACACGATCACCGTAGAACCAATCCTCGTAGTCAGCATCCAAAGTATTAACCAACTCACCAGCGCAGACTTGCCAATACCCCGGCCACTAGACACCGCCTCACGCAGCGTCTGCATATCCACCTGCCCCTGATTGTCCTTAATGTGCTTGGCAATGTCGCGCAGGATCTCCCGCTGCCACTTCCTCGGCCCGCTGAACTTAGCCAACGGCGTATTCGGCTGACCCCACGGGAACGCAAACAACACGAACGCCTCCGGGTTATCCGCAATCGTTGGCGACCACAACTTGGTCATCAGGATCTGTTCGTCTTCGGCGCTATAACGAGTTTTTTGCATTTTTGGAAAATAAAAAAAAATTCTTGCGGGGCCACCGTTACCGTGACCGGCCGCCCGCCGGCCCTCCCCGGCCCCCTCGGCGCGTGGCGGGAATGGCCGGTCGGCCCTGCCGGTACGTTAACTCTTGGCCCTAAGCCGTTGATTTCATTGGTCTTTTACCTCAACGCGGTCAACCGTAACGGGCGTAACCTCGAGCGTAACCGGCTCAGTTACGGTTAGTAACGGCGTATCCATCTCCACGATCTCAGCCTCGATCAAGCGTGCTTGCGCCTGGGCGAGCGCGTCGGTGATAGAGATGTTGCCGCTCACCTCGATCTGGCGCGGTGCTTCGGTCCAGCGCATCTGCGTCTTGGTCCACCAGATGAGCGACGCCACGTCGCCGGCCATCGCCTTTTGGAACAGCGTCTTGCCGATCCCGGCGTGAGCTTTGGCGCGGCCTTGCTCAAGGTTCTCCTTGAACCGCTCGCGCAAAGTCGAGACGCCAATTCCGCCGCGAATCAAAGACGCGATGTGCGCTTCAGCAACGCCATAGCCAGCCATTGCCTCGACTTGCTTACGCTCTTCGTCCGTTGGTTCAAAGCGTGGTCTACCCGAATTCGGTCTTGCACCACCGTGACGATTTTGTTGTTGTTGCGTTTCAATTTCCATTCGATGCTAACTCATTGAATGTTATAGAGTTTTCTTGAAGTATTGCTTGATTGCCTGTGTAATCTTGCCAACGCTTTACTATCACGTCGCAATAGCTGGGCGAAAGTTCCATCATATAGCCAGTTTTGCCAGATGATTCACAAGCAATCAGCGTAGAGCCTGAGCCGCAAAACAAGTCTAGAACTGCTTCACATTCATTTCCATATTGCTTAAAACACCATTCTGCCAATTTGACAGGTTTTTGAGTGGGGTGAACACGCTTTTCGCCATGTTCACTGGCTTTGATCATTCCGTTCCATGTGTGTTTAAAAATACGCACGGCAGTTTTTTGGTTTGTCCACGCAAGTTCGGCGTCAGCAAAATTGCCCGTGTTGTCTTTGTCCCAAACAATCTAACACGAAGAATTCTCCAGCGCGTTGGCGTAATAGTTACCGCCCCAAATGATCTCAACTTTTGCGTCAAGCGCCTTGATCACTTGAATTGCCTCAATTGCAACGTCAATAGTGTCATCACCAGCGATTGGTGCGTAAATGTTCGCTTTAACAATTTTGTCGCCTCCAACTTTTCCAAACGCTTTGTCACCTCCGACTTTGTTCCCTTTAACAATTGAAATCCCATATGGAGGATCGGTGTAAACCATATCGGTTTTTTGACCATCCATCAGCTTCTCAACCGCGTCAATCGACGTAGAATCGCCGCACATCAGTCGGTGCTGTCCCAGTATCCAAACGTCGCCCAATCGCGTTGTAGGCTCTTCTGGGGCCTCTGGAACGGCATCCTCGTCTGTTAACCCAGGTTCAACCTCCAACGGCGTGAGCGCGTTGATCTCATTTAGGCTAAAACCAGTCAGATCTAGGTCAAACCCTGTCTCGCCCAGCTCCTTGAGTTCAAGGGCCAGCATTGAGTCGTCCCAACCCGCGTTCAGGGCCAGTTTGTTATCAGCTAGAACGTAGGCTCGCTTCTTTGCATCGCTCCACCCTCTAGCCACCATCACGGGGACTTCACACATCCCCAAACGCTTTGCTGCCATCGTTCTGCCGTGACCAGCAATGATTCCCCCATCCTCATCTACCAGCACTGGTGTAGTCCACCCCCACTCGCGGATCGAAGCAGCAATCTGCCCTACCTGTTCATCCGAGTGCGTCCTGGCATTTCTCGCGTAGGGGATCAGTTTTTCAATCGCCCATTTTTCAATTTTTTCTGCTGGATCGGTCATCTTTCAATTTTCCCCTCAAGGTGAAACCTTAACGTACCTTTTCGCCCGCATCGTACCGTAACTACCGTAACTCCTATAGGAGGAGTTACGTTACGTTACGGTAAACTCGCCTTTGCCCCCCGTAACCAG